TCATAAGAAACTGAAGAATTGACACGTTTTTTTAATTCCGTCTTCATCAAAGTCAGTAGTCGTTGTGGTGTCATATTTTGATCTTCTGTTTCTGGCGTGTAGAAACCAAATTTATGTTTACCATGTGCATTCCAACGTTGAAAGGCATCACTATCTGTAATATAAACAAGTCCGTTATTGATGCTCTCAATCGTGATAAGTTCTTCACCTTCACCCCGTACAAATCCGACTAAGGCGGTACAAATATCCCTTGAATGTTCAATGCGTCTAACGCCTACTAAGTCTTTTCCCAGGGTTACTTCCTTCCCTGTTTCTCTCCCTCGTTTATTTATCATATCGACGTACCATCCAGTAATTTGAGAACCGGATACTTCAACACGATATTGTATTTCCAGCTCAAACAAAGCCGCAATTTTCTTTAAAAAAGTGAGGGGATCGATGAATTCATCAATAGTCATCGTGTGGAATGAAGAATAATCCGTTATTCCACGTTGCCATTTTGAATCAGCAAGAGCGATATCAATAAACGTATTAACTGTTTCGCTCTCTATACGTTGAGGTTTAATAATCCCATCTTTGGCTATTTGAACCCAGGCACCGGAAGAGTGTACACTTAATGATCTATCATTTGAATCTTTTTCTACTTCATTGTTAATAACATACGGAACAATTCGTCCATCTCGTACTTCCTTTAAAACCAAGTTCTGCTGTTTTAATGTAATTGCATGTGGAGTGCCGTCAAAAGTTTTGAACTCTAGCATATCAATGTTATTCTTGATTTCCCAATGACGTTTATCTTCCCAGTAGTCCTTTGGTTGAATAGCGGATAGAATTTGATCTGTTTTGAAATCAACAACATGAAGTAATCCGCTTGGTGTTCTCATCGAAATCTCTCCCTATATTTAACTTTTGCTGTTCCAATATCAGATGGTATAATTTCGAGTATATTAGCGCCTTTATTAATAACAGGAAAATTACTGAAAAACTCTTTTATGCTAATTGCGTTTTTCCCTTCAATACTGACATGACTACTTTCTGTATCAATCACGACTTTATCACCGACATCAACTATATAAGGCGGTGTGTTATTCGTATTTAAATTCACTTTCCAAAACTTTAAATCACTAACTGACATCGCTTCTACTGGCGGTACATCCTGCCACTGCATGATACTAATCTGTATTTGAGCTGCTTTTTCCATATGTTTATTGTCTTTATCCGTCCATCTAGCAAAGCGCTCTGAATCATCCTTTTCCGTCCCAGGCAGAAATTTTGAAATATATGCTTCCCATACATTTCCTGTTCTAGCTATCCACAATCGACCAAAATACTGATTCCATGTATTCGGGTAATCACCACTCTCATAGATCAAACCTGTTTTCCCCGGCTTATTATCATATCCAATTACCATCGTTCCAAAATTTTGCTCAGCTTGCCAATAAAGATCATTCATAGCAATTTTCGAAAGAACTTTGCTGTTTTCATCGAGTATCGCTATCTCAACCCGTCCCATTTCGTTAATCTTTTTACTCTTACATGTAACATAGGCTTGCATAATAAAATCTTGTACTGGACCACCAGGGATACTTTTTTTAACAGCTGCACCGTGCCATCCTTTTCCCGTTCCAGTCCCAAAATCAGAACAATAAAATTGATATTTATCTGATTTCATTTCACCAACCGGTTCCCCATCTTCCATTGAGCTGACTTTACTCCATCCGACGGTAGTGGCCATTTCATCCCATACTATACGTTGATTCCTTTCTACAGGCTTTTCCACAGTTTTTAACGGCATCCCAATACGAAAGTAATCTCGATCACTTAAAGATCCTCCGCCGAACCATACATCTAAAAAAGTGTTTGGCTTTGTAATATCGATTTCAATGATAGGGTTAGAATGAACTGTTCCTTTATTTTGGATATTAGCAACTAACCCACTAACGTCTTTTTTAAATTCAACGGTTTGCTCTTTTCCTAACTTATACGGCATTGGACATATTAGTGTAATAGTTGCTTGATGAATATTAGATTTTTCTAAAGTTTCCTCTACAGATTCCTTAATCCCGTAATACACAATATCCGGTTCGTCTGTGAAGGTAATTTTTACAGGTTCTTCTGTATCTAATAAACCATTCAATTCATCTATCCGTTTCCTTAGTTCAAAAAGAGAGACTCCCTTAAGAGAGAAATCTACTTCTAATACTCTCTTGGGAGTCCTTTTACTTAAAAAATATGAACCTGGGCGGTGAGGTACCGTTAACTCATTAATTTCGTCACTTAAAATTCCGCGACCTCTTATATCGTTAACCATAAAAAATCCTTTTTCGTATTTTTGCTCGAAATATTCTTCTAAATTAATCCCATTAAAAACTAACAATCTACCGCCCTCCTTTAAAATACATCTTTCCGTTTTTTCACAGCTTCTTGCTCTCCAGTAATATCATCAACGAACCTATTAAACTCTTGTCTACCAAGCTGTATATTAATATACGCGGGTTGTCTTTCACTAGCTGTAGAATTTGAAGCAGTTCCGGAATCCGCATTTCCTGAGCTTGCTTGTGGCTTAGCTGTCTGGTACGCACCAAGTCCTCTTGGCATTCCGTATACAGTCTCTACTTGTAAAGCTTCCGGTTTCATCCATTCAGTCATTTGTTCGGTTGTTCTTTGTACAGCGCCTTTCATTGCATCAATACCATTAATCCACCCTTTCATCATATTGACACCAATGAAATCCCTGAACCAACGACTCGGTGAGTGAATCGATAAAAGTCCTGAAATTTTATCTTTAATTCCATTTCCGATGTCCGTAATTTTGTCCCAAATAGCCCCAGCCATAGAACTTATACCGTTTAAAAGCCCCTGCATCATATTTTTCCCTATGCTTCCTAAATCGATTCCGCTTAGGAATGACTTTACATTGCCAAAAATTTGAGTCACTGTGTTATAGATAGAATTTAGGATGTTAGATGTCGCTGACTTAGCAGCATTCCAAATTGAGGAAATGATGCTACCTGCTGCATTCATAACAGATGAAATAACCGAGCCTATCCCCGAGAAAATTGAGCTTACTAGAGAACCTATCGCTGATAGAACACTAGAAAAAATAGATTTCACTAAATTTAGCCCACCAGTCACGACCGCGGAAATTAAATTTATTGCCCCTTGGATGATATTTCCGATTAATGACATCACACTCGACGTAATGCCTTTCACCGCGTTCCACGCCCCACTCCAATCTCCTTTTAAAACTGAAGTGAAAAGCTTTATTATGTTGGTGATTATCCCAATAGCAGAGGTTATTACGCCCATAATAGCGGGGAAAACCGCCTGGACAATCGACAAAATAAATTGAATCGCCGGGATCACTACGCCTTTTATTATTGTTGCTAGGCCTTCAAGTATCGCAGTGGCTACAGGAATTGCCGCTTGAATTATAGAAACTATTACCGGGAAAACCGCCTGGACGATTTGTAAAATTAAAGGGATAACTGTAGTCGCTATGATAGAGATTACCTGGCCTAATAATTGAATAATAGGAATCGTAACGGAAATCGCAGCAGCTATAATCTCAGCTATTACTGGGAAGACCGCTTGTACCGCCTGGAGAATAATCGGAATTACTGATGTCGCTATGATAGATAGGACCTCTCCAAATCCTTGAATCAGCATCCCTGCTATACTAAACACCGTCTGGATTACTTGTAAAATAATAGGAAATGCTGTTTGAAAAGCTTGAGCGAATATCGGTAAAACTGTAGATGCTAGCTCAGTAAAAATTTGAGCTACTTGTTGTATAGCCTCTGTTATCAATGGCATAATTTCTATTGTCGTATCAGCAAACATCTGAATTAATTCAGTAATCATAGGCATTACTTCTTGTACCACTTGACCGAAAAGTTTGAATAAATCAGATGCTAAAGGTACTACGGCTTGTATTGTTTCTCCGAACAAACGGAATAAATCGAGTGCTATCGGTACTACAGCTTGTACTACTTCACTAAACAAATTAGCTATTGTAGAACCTAACTCACCAAAAGCCGCACCTAGCTCAGAAAGAGCAGGTCCAAGTGTGGCGAAGCTTTCTGCTATAACTTGTCCCGTTTTCGCAAATTCAGGAGCTAGTGGTGCAAATGCTTGTGTAATCCCCTGAGCTATTGACTGAACAACCGGCAAAATCGCAGACATCACAGAACTAAAAATCGATTGTATAGACTGCCAAGCCGACATAAAAGCAGACTTCACTTGATCATTTGTATTTATCAATTTAAATATCGTAGCACCTAAAGAAGCTACAATAGCTATTATCCACCCTACGGGGCCTGAAACACCTAAAAATGATAAACCTAAACGTACAATTAATGGTGTTAAAGTAGCTATCGTATTTCCTATTGAAGAGAAAGACATTTTTATAAAGTTAATTACTGGAGAAAGAGCTGATCCAATTCCAGCAAATGCTGAACTAAGTCCTGATACTGCTGAACCAAACGCACCACTTATCCCCTGACCAAATTCACTAAATTTCGATTTTATTACAGCTAGCGAAATCTCTACAGCTGTCGCAAAACCAGAAAACACTTGACCCGCTTTAATTAACCCTGCCTCTAACGCTGCGCTAATTGCTGTACCCATTGCTGAAAATTTTTCCGGTATTGTCCCAAGATAAGAACCTAAAGAATCAATAGCAGATTTCATAGCTTCAACTGCCGCTACTGTACCACTTTTTATTGATTCCCACGCACTATTCACAGCATTTCGGAAAGTTTCATTATGTTTATAAAGTTGAACTAGTGCTACACCTACCAAGCTTAGAATTGCAATAACCGCACCAACCGGTCCTAACATTAACGCAAATCCGGCTCTTAATGCTGATAAAGCAGTCCGAAGCATTACTGCTGCTTTTGATGTTCCTGACATCCATAGCATAAGTTGACCTAGGGTAATTATTGCTCCTCCAATTGCGTTAATAACAATACCAGCCACCGTTGCTACAACTAAAAAAGCCGTAGTAAATGCTACTACGGAAGCGATCACCGTCTGCACGGGAGCTGGTAATTTTGTAAATGCGTTTGCCAGCGTTTCAACTACTCCAGCTACAGCCATTAATGCTGGAGCCAATGCGTCAGTAAATGCACGTGCCGCAACATCAAGAGAGGCTTCCATTTTCGTCAGTGCTCCGGCCCATCCTTCAAGCATGGAGTCCGCAGCTTTTTTAGAAGCACCGTCCGAGTTCACTAAGGATTGTGTTAAAGCATCAATCTTTTCAGGTCCTGCTGCTACAAGTGCCATCATACCTGATACAGCTTCTGTACCAAATATTGTTGCTAACGCCGCACCTTTTTGTGCACTTGTCATACCTTCCATTCCTGATTTCAACTCACCAATAATTTGAGACAATGGTTTCATATTACCTTGTTGATCCGTAATAGATACGCCAAGTCGTTTTAACTCATTCGCCGCTGCTTTTGGCGGTTTAACTAAACGTAGTAAAGATGCACGTAATGCTGTACCAGCGGTCTCCCCTTTAATACCGCTATTTGACATAATACCAACAGAAGCCGCTAGTTCTTCCATCGATATGCCTAATTGAGCTGCAGGACCCGCCGCATATTTAAAAGCGTATTGCATATCCCCTACACCCGCAGCTGTTGCGTTTGCGGCTGTTGCTAGAACATCAGCAACATGTGTACTTTGACTTGCCTCCATACCAAATGAGTTTAAAGCTGACGTAATCGTATCAGCAACCATCCCCAGGTCTTCGCCTGATGCGGCCGCTGCACTCAACACACCAGGTAATGCGGACGTTGCTTGAGCCGAATCGAAACCTTTCGCACCCATTTCAGCAAAAGCCGCTGCTACCTGCCCTGTTGAATACACAGAATCCTTTGCCATATCAAGAATCGCTTTCTTTACTTGACCGTAGTCACCTGCAGTTAAAACTGCCGCTTTACGAGTTTGTGATTCAAATTCTCGTGACTTTTGAATCATACTTCCTAAAGCAAAAGCCGACGCTGCAGCTGCAGGACCAAATGCATTTTGCATTGTTTGTCCTGTTTGCTGTACACGTCGGCCCATTTCAATTGCTTGATTACCTACTTCTTGAAATCTAGCACGCCACCCTGAATAATCAGGAGGCGGTGGTGCTGGTGGCGCTGGCGGTAATGGTGGAGGTGACGGCGGTTGTGGAGCCGGTGGGATAGGAGGTGGTCTACTAATCTGCTGAAAAAACGTATTCCATGCTTGTGTAGCTTGTGCAAGGTTACTTATTAAATTAGATATATCCGCAATCACCTGAGTTTCTACCTTGTTCTGGCTCATTCACCTCACCTACCCTTCCTCTTCTTGTATTTGACTTCTAATCATTGATTCTATTTGATCAAAGAACGATTCGTTCCTTTGAATTTTTTCAACTACTTCTTTCCGTTCATTTGCTTGTTTTTCAATATCACGAACACTTTCTGGACGTGTATATATATCCGCTAATGACTTGATTTTGTCACTTTGAGCATTTCGATTAAACAAAGCTTGTACACTTGCAAACTCGTACTTATCAAGTAGTTGTTCCTTATATCCGTTCAACATAAGGTGATATTCCTTGAGACTAATACGCCAAGATTGCAAGGTGGTCATATTAAAAAAACGAAAACACTCACCTTGCAATTCATCAATATTTATGCGTACAGGTTCTCGAACGATTTCTGTTGTTCCGCTGTCATTGTCCCTAGAAGTTTCTTCACTGTCTTCTGGAAGAAAAAACTATTTAACACAACAGCTTTGTTGTACTTTAGAATTTCATCAAGGTCTAGTTTTTCTGCATTAAACATATTTTCAATCTCTTTCTGTACTGCCTCATACGTGATTCCCTCATTTGTATGAATCAGTGCGTAATAAACCACATCCGTGAAATTAGTAATTCCGCCCTGCATGGTTTGAGAAACGAATTGCATCGGCCCACCGTTTTCATCTAATAACCTCAGTGCTTGTAAACAGAATTTCAGTTCTTGTTCTTTACCATTAATTACGAAACGTGTATATGATTTTTCAGCCATAATAATTACCTCCAATTATTTTTTGTTCAAAATAAAAAAGCGTCTATATGAACGCTTATTCAGATCTCAATTATTTATTTTCCACAAATTCATCCATTGTTTTATTAAGCAAACTAATCATTGCTTCTCTTCGCTCACGCGGGGTTGTATTATCGTATAGCTCATTGTGAATATCACTTACTTTGGCCAACTTCTTAGGATCGACATAATTAGTTACCTCTTCATGCCCACCAAGCATCATAATTGTATTGCCTATAATAACCGCTTGCTCTTGTTGATCTAGCTTCATTGTCCACCCTCCTCTGACAAGCTATCAATAATCTTATTTAAAACACTAACTGTCGCTTCACCACATTGTCTCGCTGTTGAATTTCGAGTCGATTCCTCACATAATTCCGATAAACGATTTAAATCAACGTGAGGAGCCAATACATCCTCTCCGAATGTTGAAAGAATTGAAGATGCGATTGCAATTTTTTCGATTTTAGATATATCCAAAGATCTCCACCCCCATAAACATTCTTAATTAATAGTAAATAGACTTACTATTACGCTTCAGGAGTAGCTACGTCACCAGTTGGCGCGCCATTAGGTACTTTATTAAGCGTCCCTTTAGAAATTTTCCCATTTAATTTTAAGCCGATAGAATACTTTGAGTACTCCTCATTTTCATGAGAAAGTTCCAAACTATTTAACATGTATGTTCCTGATTTAACTTTAAATTCAGAAGCGGTTGCACTACGTAGGTTAACTTCATGAATTCTTACTAAAACTTTATTAAGAATTGCTTCTTCTACATAATCAAGTCCCTCGTCACCTTCAGTACAAATCCCTTCAATACTAGCGGATTGTGTTACGTCACCGTAATCAGATCCACTCTTATCTTTCGTTTTCAACTCGATTTCTCCAGCCTCAATTGACCGTGAACCTGACGTTTGGTTAAAAAATCGGACTGTTTTTGTAGTTTTCCCATCAGGCTGCGGAATGTCAATCAAGTAAAGTGTTTCGGCACCTTTAAACTCAGGTGCATTACTTTTTTTCACTTCTGCCATTTTTAGTCCCCCTCTAATTTCTGATTGTTATAGTAATAAAACTCAAATGTTTCGCTGTTAAAATCTCAACGTCTTTTTGAGACAGTGGTTCAAAATCCTTTACTTTTGCATTAAAAAAACCGATTCGTTCTGGATTCTTTTTACTTGTATCGTACAAGTCAATTGAACCCTTTTCGAATCGGTTAATTATTCTATCTTGCAAATCGTTCCTATCAAAAACTTTATCTGCATACACACCAACTTGAATCAGGTGATTACGCGAGAAATTTTCCTTTGAAAACCTGCTAATTGTTCCTGACAAATCCTCAATGGTAATGAAGGGTTTGTCTTTTCCTGATACAGAAACACCATCGTATATCCATGTAGTAGGCGCAAAAACATCTAGCAACTTTTTTAATGAATACATTACATCATTCAACATAATTAATGCCCCTTTGCTACACGTTGAACAGTTTTGTTTATATCCTCAACAAATGGTTGCTCACCTTCAAATGCTGTTTTACGCATAAAACCTTTTTTGGTTTTGTGCGTAAATTCTTGTACCGCCGCGTAAATAAGAGGAGATCCATACGTACCAATAATTCTCGCACCGACTACCATCTTTACACTTGCAGGAATACTTTCGGATAAAGGACCGTGTAATATCGGTGCTCGATTAGAGGCTTGATTAGCTTGTAAGCGTGTATGTTTTTCTACCGTTTGCTCAATTGGTGTTTTGTATCTATTGGGATTATGTGCTTTTAACACATTTGATTTTCCTTTAACAACAACTCTAATTCTCATCAAATCACCCTCTTTACAATGACCTCACGACGGTTTACGCCACCAAGCCCTCGTTCATCGATAAGTTCGATAACGTAAAAAACACCTTTACGTTCAATTTTTTCAATGTTCTCTAAGTCCACATTAAGAGGAAATGTAACAAGCGCCTCTCCTTTTTTAACATCGAGATCAGCGAACTTCGTCTTTTCCACTGACGTAAATTTCTTCCAAACTAATTGAACAGTTTCTTTTCGGGGGTCACCTTGGATTTCTTCTCCTGTAATTGGATCCTTTTCAGAAACCCCTTTAATGTATAAAATCACCGGTTCTCTACGTCCCTGCTCAATCATTTCACGATTTTCGCGAATCTCTTTAATGTCATCTTCAGTAAGCAATTGCTACACCTCCTCGCTTATTAAGTAGTTCAGCCGTGACGAACATTGTGGATGTGGGCTTATTAATTGATTCATAAGGCTTTCCGGAATATTTTTCGGATACTTTCCAGCCCCTAAACCGTACGCATCGCGTCTCGCTAGCTTGTAACACATGTGCTTTGAATGATATCTGTGACGGTGACCATTATCAATAATTTGATAACCTGTCACAATTTCACTTTCTAAGCCATTCTGTATAGTAGCTGCTCGGTATGTGTTAGTACTCTCAGAAACTGCTACACGCTCAACCTTCCATTTCTCATTGTCGTGTACTTCCTTTATCTTTTGAGAAATCATTGTAATGCTCTCGCCCCTTAATACAGATGGACGAATGACACTGCTTAATCGATCTCTCATATCTCCAGATAAATTCCATACACGATCAGACAGAATTAAGCCATCTTCACCAGGTCTTTTTATAACCCCTTGAATAATTTGCTTATTTACTGCAGTTATAGATTTCACGTCCAAACCTGCTTCTGATAATTTTGATGTGGTCCATTTCGACGTGTTTTCAATCAATGTATGGAATGACCGCTCTGCTTGTTTACGAAATTCTTTTTCGTATAAAGTAAGGTCTCGTAATAACGCATTTAATCTACTACGCTTCACGATTCCATCCTTTTGATAGTCATTCAATAAATCAACTAAAAACAAACGTATTAGGATAATGGCCTTTACAGTATCAGAAACTTGTTTTTCATGCTCCTCTTTAAATTCTTCGGAAATGGCATCAAGTACTTCATCCATTTCTTTTTGAGAATCGCTCATGTAATCATCTCCCATCTGCTCGCTTAGCAAATGTTTGGTGAGTACCTTTTCCACGTCTATATTTTCTATATTTTTTAAGCGCATCTGCTGATAATTTCTTATAGTTAGCAAAGACCATCGATTTATCAACCGACTCCTCACCATCCGTATACGAAAAATAACGTGCTGCGTCTGCTGCAATCGATTCATAAGCAAATGATAGCGCAAGATAAAAAATAGCATTTGCATTTACTTTTTCAGTTAACTCTGACTCAGCTTCGGCTTCAGCTAGCCAATTTCCGATGTCTTCCGGAGTTACTTTTGGAACTTTTGCTAACCGACTCTCCAGCCTTTCCGACACCTTCATTTGGCGTCACCCCCGTCACTGTATTCTGTTAAGGCGTCATGATTCCTGCAGCTTTTAATTTTGCAATAAGGGCGTTTAAGTCTTTTACTACACCCGCTACGTCAGTCGCTGTACTATCAGGTTGTTTATCAACCTTTTTTGGTATTAGAGCTACTTTTTCTTCGAGACCTTTAATAATAGTGCCAAGCGATGTGTCTTTCGCAATCGGCATCGATTTATTTAACCGTTGAGCTTGATTTTCAGAAATAGACATTGATAACACTCCTTTCAAAATGAAAAAAAGGTAGCATAGACGCTACCTTTTAAGCCATTGTTTTAGAGATATTTTCAAGAACAGCGATAGACTCTTTCGCATTCTTAACTTCAAATCCAAATTCCCCACGAATGACACGAGAGAAGTAGTCAGCGCCATTTGGTGTAGCGTCTTGATCATAAATTGGAGTTAGGTAGCGCGCCTTAACTTTCTCCGTATCAAGAAGTAATGCACGATCTTTAGGCATATTTAAATCGACTACCACACTAGAAATTGCTCCACCTGGTAAATCCGATACAAACGATAAGATTTGGTAACCTGCCGCAGTATCTTGACGCGTAGTACGAATTGTATCGCCACCAAGTTTTGTGATTTGTCGTGCGATATTCGGTCCACATAGAATCGTATTTGCTGAACCGCCTCGAGTAAATACTTGTTCTACAGCGTCATTTAAAGGTTTTGCCGCAATTTCGTTCCCTTTAAAGTCTTGCTTATGAGAACCTTCAATACCCGCAAATGCAAATAAACCACCTGTAGTACGCGGTTGTATTGGAGAGCCAACATTTCTACGACCATAAATTAGAGAAGTGTTTGCTTCACGAATCATCTCTTGTAAACGCAGGTTTACTTGATAATCTAATTCGTTTGATACGCCGTATGTGTTCACTTGTTGTTGTGTACGTGAAACAGATGCGTATCTTGAAAAGATTTGTGAGAAGTTATATGACACCAAACGGTCATTGATCTCATTCTTACGGAAAGCATCTTCACCTTCTGGTCTCGGTCTTGCGATGACTTTTACTTCACCACCAGCTGTAATTGCCTCCGCTGTCGTACTATCGTAACCACGTTGCACAGTGATTTTATCCCCATTTTCATCGACACTTACTACCCGTAGCACTTCTAAGCCGTTTTGTACCAGAGCATTTTCAGTGAATTTACGAGCTTCACCCTTTTCTAAAACTAGGTCCGTAGCCCCAACAGCTGCAGCAGTTTTTACAATACCTGTATCAGAGTTTAAATAGTCGTTCTGCCATTCAAATTTAGTTTGTGTTAAAGCGTCTCCTACACCAATTAACCCGAAAAGAACAGGTGCTTTCGTGAGAATTAAATCCACATTCGCTTGCATTTGTCTTACTTGTTGTTGAAATTCGTACGTAGTTGGTACTGGCATATTTGTAGCCCCCTCAATTTTTTAAAATAACTATGTTTATTTTAATCAAAAGAAAAAGGACCCTTTTTGGTCCTTTTGATTAACTCTTTCAGCTTAGCCCCTAGATTCAAGAGCGGAGAGACGTGATTCCAAGTTAGCCAAACTAGCATGTAACTGAGCATTTTCCGTCATAAGTTTTTCATTTAACCCTTGAATAGCAGCTAAGGCTATCCCCTGCAAATCTATGCTTGAGACATGCATATCATCCTCTCCATTTAATCCAAAAGTGGCATGGAAATCCTGAGCAGTAGGGCCAATATGACGCTCATCAGATGTATCTTCTTTATAATTCCAAGACTGTATTGGCATGCTTGTTAGTTTGTCAAGGATTTGGAGTGTATTGACATTAGAGAAATTCTCCTTTACGTTCTTATCACAGGTGAGCAAAACTCCACGTGAATAGACGTTACCGGAGTTAGAGACCCAGAAGACGTCGGCGTTGTTTTTATCTCCAGCGGCGATGAGGTTTCCTGTACCTCGATGATTGACGTACAAAGCTGGCTGATCTCCTGAATGTTTTCTCGCGACAAGGGCGACCCCCCGCTGACTCTCGGCATAAACTCCCTCTCCCTCAGCACTCCTTCCATATACCCCACTCTGAATTCTACTATCCCCCATAATTCCGTCACCAAATTTGCTAACACCTAACACACCAGGATGATATACACCATTGTCATCTGAGCCTGTTGTTTCACCCCAAACACCAACAAACTTATTACTTTTCCCCATTACACCGATGTTCGTTTCACTTTCGCCATTAATACCCCATCCACTTTTACTTTTACCAAATACACCTGTGTTATTTTGAGCTTCGCCCCAAACACCAACGAATGTATTACTTCTTCCCATCACGCCAATGTTCGTTTCACTTTCGCCATCGATACCCCATCCACTTTTACTTTTACCAAATACACCTGTGCCGCCATCGGTATGATTACCAAAAACTGCAGCACGATTTGGATTACTAGTATCACCAACTAATTCGGGCATTTGAATTCCTCCTTAAGTACCATTTCAATTAACTAAATGATGAACTTTTCATGTTACAAATATATTTTTATTATTTTATTTAAGAACTCAAAGTCTAATGAGTATCTTGTTTATCAACAGATCACATAATAGGTTAATAGGAATACCAATACTGTTCTTTAATAGAATTTAAATTTAAAAATACGCTGACCAATTGCCAACGATTCATTGTTTCCTCGATTTTACTTCTAACAATTTGTTGTAAATACGTGTGACTTCTCCCACAAACCTTGAATCTTTTAACGCATTTCCTTTTGCTTCTTCCAGCTCTTTTTCTAAAGCAAGAATTTGATTCGCTCTCGGATTTGTTCCTGGATTCGCTCCACCAGCTGCATCCGCCCCCACAACTTTCTTAAACATCCAAGGTTTACTTTCCTTTAGCGCATTAACAGCCTCTTCAATTCCTTGATAATTACCATTCTCATCAAGTTGAATAGTCGACTTATCTAAAAGCGCCAATACGTCACCTGGATCATTTGCATCTAAAGCACGTGCAATACTCTTAATTTCCGTATTTAGAATACGTGTATTTGCTTTTTCTTGTGCTTTTTGCGCTGCTTCGGAAGCTTCTAATGCCTTTTTGTCGGCTTCTTCTTTTTCAGCCTGCAAACGTTCAATTTCTGTCATTTCTTGCTTTTTACGCTCTTCTTCAGCTGTTTCAAATTCTGCTAATTTCGCTTTTACATTATCGTAGTCACCGTATTTCTCAGCGGATTTACTACGTTCACGTTCTAAGCGCTTCTTAACAATTTCGTCTAGTTCTTCTTGCGTAAAAGTTTTTGACGGGTCGTCAGTATCTCCAGAATTTTTGCCTGGATCATCTCCAGAACCGCCACTATCAGAGAAAAACTGTAGGTCTAATCGAAGTGGGAACTTAGGTGTTTTTTGTACTTGTTCTACAAAAAAGTTTAATGTTGTAGCTTGTTTTGTGTATTCCATTTGCAAATCCTCCATTTTGAGCCTGTCGGCTATAATTTCCGAAAGTTTATAAGCGCCATTTCGTAAGGCAAGTATTACTTTTCTTTATACGGATCCTGAGACTGTCGTTTCAACATTCGTTCTTGCATAATCTCCATGAACTTTTGTTCCGCATTTTCTTTACCACTTCTCGTAATCGCACCTTTAATTGATTCGATTTCGTTTGAAATTTCATCGCCTAACTGTTCGATAAGTGCTTTTTGATCTTGTGGTAACGGTAAACCGAAAATAATCTTACTAGCATAATAGTTATCTACTTTTGCTAACATTTCTTTATCGTATTTGAATTTGGAGTCATCCTTCCTAGCTTTCATATAACGTAAAATATACTCATTTAAGGTTTGTAGACGGGACTGCCATATCACCCATGAGCGTTGTGTTTTTGAAATGATATTACTAAATAAAAGCTGTACGGCCATGTCATTTATACCACCTGTATTCATATCAGCCGTATTCACCATTGGTACTTCTGCTTTTTCATGTAGGCGTTTTTGCAATCGGTCCAGATACGCTTCAATGGTTTCTTTAAATCGGAATCCACTTTCTAGCTTTTTAGCGCTTGGTTCACCTGCATCTTCCGCACCATCACCTAAATCCCATTTCGCACCTGGTGCAACTTGAAGTGGATTCTTTGGATCCTCGTCTACGTTCGTCAACAAGGTAATAGCAAACATTTCAAAACGTAGCGCATCCGAGTAATCAGACATCTTTTTGTCGATTTCATCAGAAAGCTTAATCGTTTTTTCAAGCTCACTATAACCTGTAGTTCGCTTACTGAGCTTTTCAGTCGGCACTGGTACAACGGGAATAAAATCGATGCCCATTGATGAGCGCTCAACCCTATCCTCTTGTTTTTCTAAGTCACCGTTGTATACAGCCTCTTCAATTTCACAGTCGTACTCACCAGCTTCTTCATGCCAAACTAAGTAATACGATAATTTCCACATTTTCGTTTGTTCTTCATCAAGCCATGCAATAAAATGAATCTCTTCCAGTTGGTCTATATCCCAGTCGCTATACTTTGCAATAACTTCTGTTGATGGATGCCAAATAATCTTAAATTCACCGCGACGTTTATCATAGTGAATACGAGCATACACACCAGTTTTGGAAATGGCACGGTCCTTTGCTGCTGCTAATAACTTCTCATGCATTCGGTTATCATCCCAAACCCATGTTAATAACCGTTCCTTTGCTTTCGCTCTACTGTTTTCTGCTTGTTGC